CTGTAAGAAGTTGTTGCAGTTTGATCCGATTCAAAAAATACTTCATCTGTACCTCCCCCCGTAGCTCCAGCACCGCCCCCGATAGCCCCCCATTGTCCGTTGTTATAGCCTTCAAACTGATTAAGAGTCGAGTTATGTCTAAACATACCAACAGCAGGGCTACCATCTCTCTGAGCCGTTGTGCCAGATGGTATGGTCAAGCTAGATGTATAGTTATGCGTTACCTTTCCTGTAAAGGTTCCACCCGTAAGAGGTGCTAATCCAAAGTTTGTAGTAGCTACTGGCCCAACAGTTACATATCCATTATTTGCTGCATTTCTTATCTTTAAATTTCCATCAGATGTATCAACGTGCCATTGAAACGCATAATTAGTTGTCAACGCACCAGATTTACTGTTATTAGACGCAATAGCCTGTAAAACACTATTGATGTCACTACGGACTGCACTTCCTGTTCCGTTATCAATTATAAAATCGTGTTCTGCCATTTAAAGAAGTAACATTGTGCCTATTCTACCCTCCTTTACCAAATCCGACAGCCTGATAAGTGAAATTTCTATCAATCGAAGCATTTGATGAGTTTTTAAAGTGAACAGTAAAACCCGTTCCAGATACACTAGACACTTCAAAGTAATCTCCTGATGCCATATTCTGAGCATTGATACCAACAGAGGGTAAATTAGTATTGGCTCCAAGCAAAGAAGAAGTACCAACAAAAAATGGATTGGTAAACGTAACAGCCTTTGCCCCTGCTCCGCTTGCAATAACATTACCTTGTTCTGTTCTTCTCTGTAAAGATGCTGTATAGCCTAGCTGAGAAACTTTTATATCCTGTGCAACATCATTACTTGTAAGTTTTGCTCTGAATTGAAATCCTCTGCCTTTATAAGTTCCATTTGCAAAAGTTTGAAAGTCAGAATAGGTAGGAGATCCAGATGGATCATCTTGTGTAACTCTTACTAACATTTCAGCGTTAACTTCTGTAGCTGTAAGCCCATCAAAATCTGTAATATCATCAATCAAACCTCTTGAATCAAATAAATCTGATGGATAAAATCCTTCTGTCAAGAAGTGACGTTTGAGATCAAGACTAAATACACCACCTAAATCTAAAGTATCTCCACCAGCAGTTCCTCCAAAATCATAAGTACCTTCAGAAACAATCCCACCAAAGTCATCAAGTGAACCAACAGCATCAAAATCTGTGATGTCATCAAAATTACCTCCACCAACTAAATTTAATGTGTTTGTAGTTGCATCAAAAGCAACATTAGTTTTTGTTCCCTGGAATTTAGGACTATCAGTATCTTCTCGTCTTGTCTGTGTAACAAGTGGAGCTTGATTATCTGGCAGTTCAAGGATTACACTTGTTTCTCCTGCACAGAATCTACCTCCATCATCTTGAAATTTTAAAATATATTCGCCTTCAAGATATGGAACTTCGGCAGATGTGGTAGCACCACTAAGAGCTTGAATCAAATCAGTACTATTAGTGAATGTACCAGTACCATCGGTTAGAGGAGAATGCCTGACATATACCCTACCTCCATGAGTAACATCTAGATCTGTGGATAAATTCCAACGTAATCTTACTAACTTTTCATTTATTGGTTCAGCAGATAGTCCAGTAACATTTGATGGTAAAGCAGTTTTACCAACAGCAAAGAAAGTTAAATCAGCAGAAGTCGCACTTGTTTGTAATGCAACGTTATAACTAAATACTTGAAATTCATACGTTCCAATATCACTATTAAATATTTCAAAGTCAGGAGAAGATACTGTTGTAGAAACAAAGTTTCCATTATTGAATCTATAGTTAACCTGATACTGCGTAACACCGACAATAGGTTGCCAACTGACTATAAGTTTAGATACTGCTTGATTATTTATTTCAACTATCTTTTCTTCAGCTTGTAGAGCAGTAGGAGGATCTTTAGGAAGATTCAGTATTGATACTGTTCTTGTTGGTAAAGTTGCACCATCTTCAATAAATGCGTATTTTTCATTTACATAAGATAAGGCTGTAATTGCATAATTTATACCATCAGATTCTTCTACTGTTATCACTCTAAACTTTTGAGCTTGAACTGTATCATCTTGCAATAGCCAAACTGTATTAGCATTTGGAGTTTGAGAAAAAGCAGAAGATACTGTTATAACTGCACCTGAGACACTTGATACTGACTTACTTTCAACAGTTCCATCAGGTAATATGACGCTTAATATTGGATTATTTGTTGTTGGCAAATCGGTTGCAGCAGAATCATCTACAGTTATTTGGGTCGTTGTGGCTGAACTTACTCTTCCACCTCTTCTAAGACCAGAACGAACAGGATCAGCTATTTCTATAACAGCACCAGGTCTGACAACAACACCAGAATCTATAGAAGTCGAAAATGAAACAATTTCACTTTCGTTTTGTTCCGCAAATAAAATAGCTTTTGCTAATCTTCTAGCCTGACCTCGGCTGGTACACGCAAATCCTTTTACCTGTTTAATAATTACTCCTAACTTAGCTATCGAAGCGGTATCTTCATAAACTTCATAATCTATCTCTCTACTATCCATATTGAAATAGGAAACAGAAATTACAGTATTTCTTGTTTTCAATCCACTTCCTGAGTAACTAAACCCTTCTTCAGTTACATTGGCTAGATTAAATAAATAGCTTGCATCTTTTGGACTATCTTGTGCAAGTTGAATACTACCAGCAGACCATATAGGCATACACCTCATAACACCAGCAAGTTCATTTATAAGATCAAATGCTTCACTAGATGATTGAATATTTACATTGCAACTGAATCTAGCTTCTTGTCCTCCAAACCCATCATCAACAAGTGTATTTGCAAACTTACTAGCGGTAACGAAAGAGAAAAGATCAAGAGAACTATCAGTTATATGATTACCAAATCCATACCTAGTATCCGTAAGAAGATCAAGTAACACCATCGCAGGGCACGAACACCATTGAGCAGCACCCATAACTCCATTAAAAATATATCCATCTGGATACACTATCCTGCCCGTTACACTGTCCACACTTGGAGTACCCGAACTGTTTGCACCAGCACCAGGAATCCTTACTTTTATTCCTCTAATACGATACTTTCTGCTAGGTATTGATTGAAACTGCATAGAGTCCAATCGAACAGAAGCATAAGCACTATTCGCATAAGTATTAGCATCATCAATTATTTCTCCAAAACTTGTCCATTGAAATGTGTCTTGTAAACTTGAATCTGTGCTATCAGCAGTAACTCTGGTGACCCTTATATCAACAGGAAAAGCACCTGTAAAGTTTATTCTGTAATCTCTTTGATACGCATCAGCAGTTCTTCCTGTAATCGTGTCAGAAATAATATCAGTAAAACCACCAGAATTATATTGAACAGCAATCTTTAATGAAACAGATGATCCAAGTAAATCTCCTTTATCCGTTGCTTTTTGTATTTGAGGAAAAGTTATTGTGATATTTGCAGCATCAACATTTGAGTTTGTTATCTGTCTTGTAACTGGAGAAGATTGAGTAACAGTGACTCCGACTGCTGTAACAGAGGAACTACTTTCAATACCTTCAACTTTTGTTTGACCTGACGTACCAAAACGAGGATTGAATGTTACGTCTTGAAAATTAAAATCAGTTGTAGTTGGATTAGTAGAATCAGCAGATGATTTTAAAACAGGAGTATCGTTTAGAAATACATCTTTTAAGGCAGCATTGTTGTATGCAGTTGTTCCTTTTGTAAGTCCTTCTTTTGATGCTGTAGCAAAACCTTCTATCTCTCCTTCAGAAATAAGATCAAGAAAAGTAGCAAACTGCCTACTGTGTAAAGTATCAGGAGTTCTTGTCGGTTGAGGAGGAGGTGGAGGACTACCGCCACCAGAACCAATAATATTTTTTGGTGCGTTTGTCATGCTTGTACCTGCTGAGTATCAATAGCACCACTTATAACAACTGATCCTGTCACTATCTCTCCATAAACTATTGGAACAGGAGTACCTGCTCTTGATGTATTTTGAGTTCCAGAAAAACTAAATGATAATTGTGGATCTTGTTCTGACTTAAACTCTTTTGGTTTAGGTAGAGGAAATAACATTTCACTTACACCCATTATTGTCAAACCTATTCCAAGATTCATTGCAAATTTTCCTGCAAAAGCACCGAGTTTACCACCTGCAAACTTCAATCCAGCGTCAGACATAAAAGCAGTAAAACCGCCACCTGCCATAATCGCTCCACCTATTAACACAGCACCCAATAATATTTTTCCAAGACCACCTCTGCCAGCACCAGCTATTACAGGAACAATATGTATATCTGCCTGTCCTATTGGATGAAGTATTTCTTCTTGATCTACTGCATAATCACCAACTTTTACTTGGTAATATTTAGGATTCATATATTTTTCTACTTGAGGAAAATTATTAATAAGAAAACTAACTGCTTTTGTAAGACTATCTACCTGTATTTCAAACTCTTTATGACCTACAAATTCTGCAAG